TCTTTATAAAATAATTTATTTATTTGTTCGTCATCTCTGAACCGTATTGAATAATTTTGTTGAATATTGTTACGACCAACACGACCCAATGCCTGTATAATTTTTTCTTGAGTTAATTTCATATCTTTACTCAAGTAAGCATGACAAAACTGATAATTCGTTCCATAAATATAATCACTCGACGCAATAATCATATATAATTTCTGTTGATCCGCTAATTTTTTCATAATTTCCGTATAAGTAATACTGGGATGATTGGTGAAAACTCCGATACCCATGAGTAACAATATTTTCCAACTGTCATCGACATCATTCAAAAGCATAATATCCGTAATCGTGTCTTCATCTATATCACTGGTAAATGCGCCCACAGTATGTAAGGTGTCCGCCCATTTTTTCAAGTGTAATGGTTTGTTTGGAATAAATGTTTCATTCAATTCGGCGGACTTGATCATGGATCTCAACAAGGTCAAATCCGAATTGAGTTTAATCACTTCACCGTCTTTTTCGCCAATTTCTTTGTCTCGACTTTTTGGTTCGTTTTTCAGTTTTTTAGCAGCATAACTGTCATCACCAGACTGTTGTTTCATGGTTTTCTTCTCAATCAGGTCTTCCAATTTGTGTTCAAGAATATTGATTTTCTCATTGACTTGATTGTTGAATTCAATTTTTCCCAAAATATCTTCCATGACTTTTGCCGGGATATTTGCCTGTTGAATACAAAATTTAGCGATTTTTTCCACATCGCCTGCCAAGAATAAAGTCGGACCATCAGTCAATGTATAAGCGTCTTTTGTGGATACATAAATCGCACAACTATTATTTGTCGAGGTTTTGTCCTGAACATTAATACTACCCGATTTCTTCATAGGAACACCCTTAGGGTCAATCGTGTCGTTATTTTCAATTCGCCTTACTCGACTTGCTTTCAATGAAATATAAATGGAGCCCCACGAACCGCCAATCACATTTTTCAAACATCTCAAATAGTGTAATTTAATGCTCATCATATTTACATCATCGATGCTCGCAAAATTACGCGCTATTTTGTTGCTGTGTGTAACATAATTATTTTTATCGACAAACAATATGAATTCAACCACCTCTTTCAAATCAAAATAACGCAACAAGGTCAAATTGTTTTCACAGTTTTCTACAATTTCCAAAACCCGATCATATTCTGTGCTCATGAAATGTGGTAATACAACGTAACCGTTATTGTTTATAATAGGAATCGTCTTTTTACAATCATGACTGACAATATTTACGATTTGTGCTCCAGGGAATTTCTCTTTGAAATCCTCCAAGGTGTCCGTTAATTCGTGTAATTTTGGCAAAGTAGCAGACGATAATATCATATTAGGAATCAAATTATCATTCCAATTCTTTTGTATCGTTTCGTGTAAATCATGATTTTCATAATCAAGAGTAATCGTGGGTTCATCCCAATAGACGACAATGTTTTCCACTGGATTGAATGCCTTCATATAATACATCGCAGGCAAATATGATTTCAAGTCACAAATAATAATTTCCACTTTATCACCTACACTGTTATCCACTTTTTTAATTCGACCATCGCGTTTATTCACAGTGTATTCTTTCGCCGCAAAATAATGTAATCGAATATCATCCGCACTCGCGCAACCAAAAGCGAAAGCTATTTTTTTACCGACGGAAATCGCGGCGCGAGCCAAGGCTAAACCGACGTGTCGAGCAGCGCATACGAATATCACGCGGTTTTTCTCGGAAATCCCAATGGGACTCAAGGTTTTTCCTGTACCGGTGGGAGCAATATAGAGGACCAAACGCGGGGCTGGTGCCTTTTTTTCAGCTGAGCATAATGGTGTGTCGGAATCGTAGTCGCTATCAGAATCATGCTCGCCGTTATGCTTTCGTTGGAGTTTCAATTCGGCGCGAAAGGATGCTTGACGTTCTTCGAAATCGGGATTTTTCATAGTGGAAAATAATTGTTTTTGGTGTTCATAGAGGGAAATATCGCCGTATTTCAAAATAACACTGTTTTTTTCAATGAAATCGACAGAATGTTCAATGACTTTGGTCAAATCAACGTCGTCCTCATAGAGTGCCAAAATTTTTGTGACAAACATCAAGACATGGCGATTCAAATGATGAATCGTGTTTTTGATTAATTTACTCAAGGTAAAATAGTGAAATAACCATTTTGAGCTCTTTTTCTCCTTGTACTTGATTAATTGTTCAGCGGTGTCAATGAGCAAATATTCATAAGCGTTATCCGGATTTATTTTGGACGGATCGTTTTTTTCAAGACGGATTAAATCAGCTTTTTTAATAGCTGGGTTGTTTTTCGCAGTAATGAGCTGAAATACAGATAAAGTGGTTTGATAATTTTTTTTGATTTCGTTTAATTTAGGGGAAAAGTATTTATTATATAAATAATCTTCCATAGATTCACTGTATTCGATTTTTAAATACTGAAACAGGGAATGATAACGGTTATACTTGATATTTACGTTGTTGTAACCTTGTATAATAAGGTTTAATACTTCCTTTTCTTGTTCAGAAACAGGGCTTTCAATGGTTTCCCATTCGTTTTTCGTAAGTTTTCTTTGGTTTAGATCCATTTTTTTAGTGTTGGGTTTTTGAGTGGTATGATATACTATGTGTAATTGTTTGTAAGTTGTTTTACTATAATAAATAACGATAAATAATAATCAATTTTTATTATGTCCGTGTATAATATATAATATATCGCACAAATGAATATAGAAATATTAAGAAATTATTTGAAATCCACTAAAAATGATTGGAATTATATAACACCCATTGATTTTTATAATGATTATTTATTGAAAAATAAAGATTATTTTTTGATTGATTTGAGAGAAGAAAAGGAATACAAAAAGGGGCATATCAAAGGCGCAAAAAACATGTTTTGGTTGAATATTTTGGACGAAAAAAATCTGAAGAAATTACCAAAAGACAAACCTATTTTTTTGATTTGTTATGTAGGTCATACAAGTAGTCAAGTAATGACTTTATTAAAACTATTGGGTTATAATGTAGTCTCTATAAAATATGGATACGGTTTATCACCAGTAAAAGGCGTTCCTGTTGCCGGGTGGTTAGATTATGGATTACCTGTGGAAAAAAGTAAATAACCCTAACCACAATTATTTTCGTTTTCTCTCAAAAGATGTAATTTATAAAAATAAAAATTGAAAAGAATAATGACAAGTTAAACTTTTATATTATAATTATAGTTTATACAATATAAAATGACAGAATTCTCAACACGCATCTTTTCAATTGAGGGAAATATTGGTTCGGGTAAATCAACATTACTAGAATCTTTAAAGAATGAATTAATTATAAGTAATCAAAAAATTATATTTATGAAAGAACCTGTCGATGAATGGGAGGAAATCAAAGATGCCGCAGGAAATACCATGTTACAGAAGTTTTATGAAGACCAGGATAAATATTCGTTTCCATTTCAAATGATGGCATATATTTCCCGTTTGAACTTATTGAAAACAACGGTTGAAAAAAATCCAGGCGCGATTATTATTAGCGAACGTAGTTTATACACTGATAAATTTGTGTTTGCGAAAATGCTTTACGACACTGGAAAAATAGAGGATGTGAGTTATCAAATATATAACAAATGGTTTGACGCATTTGTGAAAGATTTCCCAATATGTGGCGTTATTTATGTAGAGACGGATCCAGAAATATGTCACCAAAGGGTTGCCAAAAGATCGCGATTAGGTGAATCCAATATTCATGTTGATTATTTGAAATCGTGTCATACTTATCATACCCATATGTTGAACCGTGATTTTCAAAAAGTATCCAATCGTCAATTAGTATTAGATGGGAATACGGATATTTATGAAAATCGTGACATATTGCGCGATTGGATAGAAAATATTAAATCTTTTGTTGCGTGTTGATTCAATGTGAATAAAAATAATAAAAATAATAAAAAAAAGTAGTTATCTTATTTGTTGTAAATAACTATTTTTTTTAAATAAAAAATTGAATAATTATATTTGTACTATTACAAATGTATCATTATTATAAATACATGTGTTATAAAACAGGTGTAAAAATATTTCCAGAAAGTATGTACGCCGCACCGAAACAGGAAACCGATTACGTATTGTATTTCGATGGGTGTAGCAAAGGTAATCCTGGTGCTGGCGGTGCTGGCGCGGTTTTATATTATAAAGGCGAAGAAATATGGGGTGCCTCTAAATTCGTTGGTATTCGATCCACAAATAACACCGCCGAATATGGAGGTCTTATTCTTGGATTACAAGAGGCAATTGTTCGCGAAATCGGCGATTTAACCGTCAGGGGAGATAGTCAATTAGTGATTAAACAAATGCGCGGCGAATACAAGGTGAAATCCGAAAAATTATTAGAACTATATGAAAAATCAAAATCGCTATCTGAATATTTTGAAAACATTTCATTTGAACATGTATATCGCGATAAAAACAAACGTGCGGATGAATTATCCAATATGGCACTCATGAAATAACCCCTGGGTCACCCGTTTTCAATATAAGAAATATTTAACCTTTTTTGCGGTTTGAATTTCAATAAATCCAGCTGTTTGCTCGTCGTTGGAAAATTGTCAAAACCGTAAATATCCTGTAGCATTAACCATTCAAAAAGACCTCCGGTATATACATATACATTGGCAAACCCTAACCCAGCCAATTGATTGTATTTTTTGTATATTATTTCATCATTTGAATTTTTTCCGTAGATAATGATTCGAATCCCTTTGTTACCGCCCATGTATCTGTTAATGACACTCTCTTCTTGTTCAGGTTTAATGGTGTTATATATAAGGCAACCTTGTTCTGATACTGGCAGAGTATTAATGAGCAAATAAAGTTCCGGATTTTTATACACAGTTTGCATATCTTCGAAATTTATTTTTTGAATCGATTGTGAATTACCCATATATTGTTTTATTAGTATTCAATAAAACAAAATATTTAATATTGTTTTTTGTGTAATTGACTATTTATTTCTAATTAAAATTTACTACAATTTCCACCTTTTCTTTTTTGATGCTCTTGGTAGCTGATACAGATAACTCCTCACGCTTCTTTCTCGTCTTGGTCGCACTATTTTCCAATGCGATTTCTTTTCTTTTGGATGTGCTGTTACGGTTATTCATGTCCTTTTCAATGGTCTCATAATTTTCCTCAATATAATCAACCACCTTGTTTTCCAAGGTCCATTTAAAAAAGTTCAATTGACCGATTGTTGTTTCGATAAATGTCCCTTCTTCTTTGTATGGAATACTGATTCTGTCCCAGCGACAAAAAGGATCAAAACGTCGTTTGCTGTAAGCTTTTAGTTTCAACTTGTAATCAACATACACCTTAAATCGTCTGGTAATTCCATTGACATCCTCAAAAGAATAAAGCGTATAATATTTTTTAGCATAATTGGTGGCAAACCAGTCGACAATACGCAGTGATATTTTAGATTCACCTGTAATTATTTTCAACATTTTATCTAAATTATTGTCCTTCTTGTAAAAATCCAGTAAATTGTTCAACAATAAATCATTTTGGGTTGTATAACTTGATGACATATTTATCTTTAGCCGGGTCTTTTTAAGTCGTTTCTTTTGTAGAATTATTTTCTTTTCCTTTGAGATATTTTCCAGGGAAATCTAGAATACAATCGGTAAATCGTCGCAAACAAAATGGGCTTCATAAGAGGTCGCCCCAGAGCGCTCCCATTTGATTACGAGAGGTATGATTTCGACACCGGCATCCATGGCAACACGTATTGCTTCACGATATATGGGGTCAATGACTGACGGAGCAAAACGATTTACATCATGGCGTTGAATGACAAAACACAATATACAACGAATACGGGGGTCTTGTGATTTAATCCAGGTGAGTTCTTGTACGTGTTTCAATGCGCGAGGACTAATGGGATCGGTGCTTTTTTTTCGGTAGCCATCGGGGAAATAAGCGACTTTTGACGAAAAATCTCTTCCGGTAAAATCCAACAGTTTTCTATCTTTAGAACATACATCTTCGTAATCGGCAAGAGGAACATTTTTAATTTCCATAATAAAAGGAATACCATTTTGATCTACACCAGTAAAATCGAAACGCGAATCTACCTTTCCGGAAATATACATGGTTACTTCTCTCTTGTATGACCTTATATTTTGTAGTCTGTGTAATACATTATGATCAAGAGCCTTTTCAACAAGGATTTCTGCTAATTTTGGATTAATTCCAATAATTACTTCTCTTTCTTGATCACGATATATAGAGAGATGTATACGATGAGAACATTTGGGTTTTTCAGTTTTTTTATCCTTTTGCGAAATTGTTAAATCTTCTAGTAACACTTGAGCATTTATATCAGCCAATCCACAGCATCCAAGGGATAAACTATGTGCGATAATTTGATCTTTATTTGATAATAAAACATCAGCTACATACGGTGTTTTTATAATTGCTGATGGTCTTTTTATAACATTTCCCTGAACTAAATTTTTTAATTGTAACAACATTTTGATTATTTTTTTATACAGTTATTATGTAAAATATTAATTTCAATTTTATTTATTACTTATATATATATTATGAAACACAAAATTACTTTGAATTTTAGGGATATTGAATTTAGAGTAGATAATGTTTTATCCCAAGTTTGTGTTACGGGTATAATGAAATATTATTACAATGACCCGAAGAGTAACATACAAATAAACGAAACAAAAACATTGAAATATAGTAATTTTATTCCAAATCCATTTCATCAAGATAAATATAATAGTATAGTTGATGGCTTTAAACAAAATATTCAAAAAAATATAAAAAATATCATTATAGATGAAATCAATAAGAAATATAAAGATGTTAGTATTACTATTGGTACAGGAGAAACAAAATCATTAATGACAAAAAGTACTAGTAGTAGTATTCAAGGCAAAACAATTACTCATTATGATGATAAAGAATATACTACTACAAATAAATGTAATATTACGTGTAGTCAGCATAATAAGACAAATTGTAGTACTTGTGTATATTTAACAAAAACAA